AGAATAGAACGTCATTACCTGTGGCTACTACAGAATCTCTAGCAATACAGCCTACACCTTCAATAGTGTCCGACAGTTTAAAAGCAGTAGTAGTTACAGCGTCACCGCCTGCGTAGACAACAATGCTATGTAGACCAAATATAAGCAAGAAACCGTTATGCTCAGTCAAGGCTACAATCTCATCGTAACCGTTAGTCCATACAGATGTTAAGTCTAAACTGCCTGAGCTGCCACCATTGAAGTCATCACCATTAAGCAAGTCACTAAAATAAAGAGTATGCTTATTACCTACAACATCAGCTACCCATAAACGACCAAAAGCTGCTAGAACTTCGTTACCCGCAGGTGCTGTAGTCCCGCCCGTTACTGCGACTACTAATGTAGTACTACCTGCAACACTAACAAGAGGGTTGTGACCTGATTGGAAGAAGTACACGTCATTATTAAAGGATACTATCTTCCAGTTGTTTGCTGAGATAGAGTAACCGCTTGGCAAGGTAACCTCAGATAAAGTAGTAGTACCTGTGAATATCTTATTGTTACCCGCAGAGAATACCACTATTGTACCGTCAAACTTAGTATACTCAAATACAGCCTCTAGTCCACGACTACTACCTAATACGTCATTAGTAGATACCTGAGTGTAACCTTCTCTAGCACCGATACGCCCCTGCTTGTCAATAACACAGTTATCAGCAATGTCAGCATAGTTAGGGTTCATCCCAACGGGAGACTCCTCGGTGTTAATGCCAAAGAAGGCAGGAGCAGATACAGCTAAGTTCTGTAAGTTTTGTCCACTCATACGTCCGTCCATATAGTCTCAGTTGGGAACCTCGCGGCATCAAAGGAGATAGCGTCAGACAAGGAAGACTTAGCCATACCCATAAGCATTGCAGCAGTAGTGCCTCCTGTCTCTCCACGCTCCTCTACAGCCATAGCGTGTGCAAACTGTACGACAGGCAAGCTAGGAGCTTTTAATGCCTGAGTGTCGCTAGTAAGCTCTTCAGTCCTGTCAACAATGGTAAACTGTAGGGTGTACGCTTTGTCAGGAGTAGGGTACAAGCTAAAGTCCACACCGTCGTTTACCGTGTTAAACCCTGTGTAAACATAGTTTGAAGGAACAGTATTAGCAGCAGTGTTAAGGTATTGATTACTCTGTAATCCTAGCTGAGTCCCTAAATTAACATAACATTTTTCAGTTGAGTTAATTACGTTTAGTGTTTTAAATGCTGTACTAACATCAGGGATACTGTAGTTAGGCTGACTAGCAACTGTATTTACTACCTTGGTTGCACGCAAGTCTGACCAATCCCAAGAGTCCTCCACCAGACGGTTAGCGTCATTAACAAACTCACCGACCAACCGTGAGTATAAGGTTTCGTCCACAGAGCTAACTGTGTTCTCCCTAAGTCTTTTTAGTACTTTATTTACTGCTTGTAAGTATGTCATTAAACTGTATACCTGTCTAGTGAGCTAGTAAAAGGACTTGAAAACAAATCCACTTCTTCTTCTTCTTCTTCCTCTACTCGTTCTGTTTGCTCTGGTGTTACTACACGCTCTACGTCTACTAACTCAGCGGGAGCGAACTTAAACAACTCATCTCTAAACAAACTGTCCGTTGTACGTGTGCCTCCGCCTGTCAGCATAGCGCCTGCTAAGGCTCCTAGAACGTTTTTAGTAGGCTGTAGTAGGTTATCATCAATAAACCTCCCAGCCTCCTGTAAAGGCTCTTTAAGAGGCTCTGCTGCGTCTGCTATATCTGAGCCTATATCTTCGACTGTATCTACAATACTTCCGAAACCTTTGCCCATATCTATGTCAAATAAAGAAGCAATGGGAGCTAGTGCTTCCTTTGTTTGTTCCTTAATAGGCTGTAGTACTGTATCATCAAAAGCTCTACCTGCTCGTCCTAAAGCCTCTTCAACCTTATCTCTGTTTCCCGACGCTTCTGCCCAAGCTATAACACCATCAGACGCTGCTTCTTCAAATGAAGCGCCTTGCATCATTTCGTGAGCTGTTTCGTTTAATCCTGCTTTAATGCCAGTAGGTACAGTATCCCAATACGCTTTCCAGTCCTTCTGTAGTTCGCCTGCACCGCCAAAGTCTATATCTATGTCCTTTAAAGCGTCTTCAACATAAGGTGTAACAATCTCTTTGACAATAAAGGAAGTAGGGTTTCCTGAAGCTACCGCATCAATTAGTCCAGTTGTTTGACTATAAGATAAAGAACCTAAACCAACACCGTCTGGATTAGTACCTGTAGGTGGGGATATTAAGCCTACTTGTCCTAAACCAAAAGTAGCTAATGTTGCGTAGTCTTCGGCGTGTAGTGTCTGTCCTGTGACTGCCTTACCTGTGACAATAGCTGCTTCAGACATACCTCCCGTTAAAACCCCTACTCCAACACGTACGGCTGTCTTAGCAATTTGTTCTGCCTTACTAGGTAAAGGGTTATATGCTTCACCTTGAGAACCAATACCAACATCTAAATAAGAAACATCTTTATGTCGTTCCTGTGCTTCTCCGTCTAAAGTAAAGTTTGTATAACCACCTACACCCTCTAGCTGACCTAAAGCATCAGTACCTGTATAGACAGTGCTGCCGCTTGAGTCTTTAAACATTCCTTGACCCATGCTCATACGAGGAGGAGTTGCTTCAAACTGCTCAGGTGTAAAGTTTACCTTAAAGAACTGCTCAGTGCCGTCAGGAGAATAACTTGTTAAGTCGCTACCTTCGGGAGCTTCGTAGTAGTAATACTCACCTTCAAATCTTATAATCTGCTTACCGTCACGAGCAAGACTTTCTACTACACCTTGCTTAAACCTGTCTTCACTTATATCGCCTTTAGAGTAGCTATCGTAAAGAAAACGATTACGTGTGCCTGAGTCAGCATTATAGTACTCTGTCACAAAGGCTTGAGGGTCTGTTTCTTTTAAACCGGAAAGAGTATTAAGTTCTGTGTCAAACTTATCTGTTTGTTTAGCGTCGTATAAATCAATAAACTTTACAGCGGAATCGTTAAAAGCGTTACGCTGCGCTGCACCATAGGCTTGGGTGTCTACCTTACCTGTCTCGTCTACAAACTCGTTGACATCTAAATCAGTAACTAAGTTTAAACCGCTTAGCTCTTCTTCTGTGTATCCTGCTTTTAATAGTTGTTCGTTAAACGTATCCGTGCGTGACTTGGTAAGGTATGTGTCAATATTGTTAAGAGAATCAACGTCATACACATCGGCTAAAACTCTAGGTAGTACTTCTTCCGTAGACGTACCAAAATAATTTGCCGCAGTGTTTACTAGCTTTCCACCTTGAATGTAGTCTTCTATCGGAGCGTACTCGTCTACTGCTTCTCTATACGCACTACTCGCGCCCATGCCAAACTCTTCTTCCGTAAAGTCTGAAGCTAGGGGAGCTACACCAAACAAGTCTCTTTGAGACATCTCCCAATTATCATTTACGTTGTCAGCAAAGGTTGCTTCCTGAGACTCTGCAAGTAACCTTTCAGGGTCGTATTGGTCAACAAGTCCCATGTTTAACGCGCCTTCACGTCCTACCATGCTTCCAACTGCGCCTACGTCCTGTGCTGAGGCTCCTCCCATATTACCCATGTCACTACTTACGTATGTGCTAGTGCCGCCTGATAAACGATTTACAGTAGGAGTAGGGTCAGGCGCATAGGACTGGCCTCCTCCTTGATTAATACGAGACCTACCGCCTTGACTAGCACCTCTGTAGTTCTGCGCCCCGTGTGGGTCATATCTTGATGACATTACTTAACCCCCTTAGTTTTCTCATATGTACGCAACGTACCTAACCCAAGCATCCCCATCAAGACAGGCAACATAGTTGACAAATCTATAAGGGGAATAACGATTGTAGAACTGGATAGAGCAAGCGCAAAGTTTGCCATCGGAATAACAAGGAAGTTACCCGCCATTCCAAGGCAACAAGTCCAACCCACAGCGGGTCGCCAACCTGCGACAAATAAGTCCTTGCTTGCTGCTTCAGTTTTGTTCACCTCTATCTGTGCTTGTGCTATTGTATGTGCTTGTGTGGCAATCTCGTGCGCTATACGTTGCTTAGTGTCAGCGTCAGGTATTACCTTATCCAAAATGTCTGTTACTGGCTGTATAAGCGCACTAAGAATTGTCATTACTTCTTTCCTCTAAGTTCCATAACTGTGTCGGACTCCCAAATACGAAGTCCCATCCACACGATTGTAAACAATGAAGCCACTGGTGGTAACCAAGCAGCTAAGGATAACACCCCTGTTGACACTGCTGCTATGTCCATCATTTCTTTAGTTTCCTCTACCATGGGTTAGTCCTCATCCTTGATAATTCTAGTCATACCTAGTCCTAACAGACAATCAAGATAGCTGTCTTCAGTGTTAATATTAAAAGCTAAACCGCTGTCTACTATTGCATCATACTCTTCAACTAGAAAGTAACCTGAACTGACCCAATACTTGCTTAGTGTTTTCTTTAAAGGAATATCAAAAAAGGTATCACCAAGCAACTCTTGAGCAGCCGCTTTGTTAGCAGTCGTTACGATTATGGTTGCATACTGATTCATAAAGTAACTCCTATATTAAATACTTGCTAACTTAGTATTAATCTGCGCAGTAGTAAAGTTAATACCTTGACTTTCTGTTACTTCAGCAGGGTAAGTGTAGCTTCCTGATGTAGGGAACAAGGCAGTAGGGTCGTCAGGTAACGTAGGGTCAAGATAAGCAATATTTCCAGAGAACCCACACGGAGCTAGTGCATCGTTGAAATATTCAGGGTCACCGTGGTCACCAAGGTCTGTCGTTAAGGTTGTCTTTCCCATATATAAGTTTGCTGAGGATACTGCTGTTTCTCTAAAGAACCTACGCATCTGATAAGGAGTAGTAGTAGGGTACTTTTCAAGAACTAAAGCCGCCATGCCTGCAACATTCGGAGCAGAAAAAGAAGTCCCGCTTGTAGTATATGTACCAGAAGAGACTAATCCCGCTGTTAGTTTTACAATACCGGCAGCGGCTGTGTCACATCTCGGCCCTCTGTTAGAGGAGTAAGATAACTCTTCGAGGTTGTTTCCAAAAGTGTCAAAATCACTTGTTAGGTTGGCAACCACAATTGAGTCATTTGACCACTCCTGCGCCCCTCTATTGTAATAGTAGCGAACGTTGTTGTTCTCGTTGACGTAGCTGTTATTCCAGTCAGAACCGCCGGGATGGTCACATTTTTGATTGTAGTTGCCTGCACTATTAACTGCTATGACACCTGCATCAGTCATTGCTTGTACAGCCGTAGCAATCGCGCCCTTTTCATTAGCTGCTTCTGCATACCCGTATTTATACTGAACCGTCATTCCGACTGACATTGCTGCGTTTAGGCTCGCACGTTTTTTAGGGTGTAAGCCATGAGGCTGCGCATTTGTAGTACCCCTAAAGGTAATGTCTCTTACGAAGCCACCACCGGCTGAACCTGCTGAACTGTAAGAAGCCACCATTATGGTCGGCCTTGAATTACCTTTTTGTTCGTGGAATTTCTGAATTGCCTCGTAGTAGTCTACAGAACTAGAAATTTGGTTTCTTGGGAGTATGTAAATATTAGAACCAGTGGCCCACCCACAAGAGTTTGAACAAGCTACAGCAAGAACGGCTTTACCGTGATTACTCTGTGCGCCGGTTGCGTAGTTTGTTGTTCCCAAGTTGCCCATACCAGTAAGCGTATTCCACTGAAACTGTTGGATTCTACTTACACCGTTTGTTTTGTATTCAGCATTGTTGACATCAACCATACCCGCTAGATTAGCTACAAAATCAACACCTGTGCCGTCATAGTTGTAAGTGTATGTTTTATTGTAGGCAACATCTTCAGCGGCAAAAGGGTTTGCATCGCTAGTGTGTCGAATTAGACCCCAATTTCCTACACCAACAAAAGTAGACAAGGCGTGAGATTTTGAAGTACGTCCCAGAGTCATAGTTTTGGTAGCGTCGTCGTCTTCTCCTGCTTGTATCTCTTCCAAACTTTCAATCAGACGAACTTCAGAACGGTTGCTTAACTCAAGCACTTGCTCGTCTGTACATTCCGCAAGAAAGAAAGTAGGGTAGGAGGAATATTCGTTGACTACGCTAGATACCAAAGGATACAAATCTTCTTGATTAGTACCCTCAACGATATTAATGTAATAATTTTTCATTTTAATTTTATTCCTTAATTACTATACAGAGGATAGTTTGGTTGATATATCAGCCGCAGAAAGACCTGCGCTTGAGTCTGTCACTATAACGTCGTTAGAGTCAACCCACGGTACACCATCAGAACTATATAATGTAAGATTATTAGCAGGTGTTGGTGACGGTGACGGTGGTGACGGTGGTACTGATGTACCTGAGTCCCCTGAGTCCGAATCTCCACCCTCTAATGCAGTTAGCCTAGCAGTCATGTATGATTCAAGGTCTGCAAGCTCAGGTGCAGTACAAGTAGCACCACGGACAATAAGGCCGTAAATACGTCCATCTAAAAACAAGCTAGTTGCGTTAGAACGAGCGCCGATGTTTAGGGTTTTATCGCCGTAGTTACCTGCGCCCTGCGTGGTTGTGACGGACGCTTCTTCAGTTCCGTCAACTCTGACTGTACATTCAGGGCCGCTGATGTCGCCTATACCTGTCAAGACGTGAGTGCCTACACCAAAAGGCGAAGCATTAGCAGCTATAGCAGTACCGTCTCCGCGAGATTGAAAACGATACAAGCCACTCGCTGTACTAATAGCAGCAAGTCTAAAAGAGCCTGCGTTGCCTGTTACATTAGCAGAAAGCTCTGCAATTACAGCAGTATCTAAGGTGTCCTTTGTTATGCCGGCGCTTACAGTCATCTCGTCAGTGCCTGTAAAGTCAATAGCACTTGCGGCTAGACCTTGCGCTCCTTCAAACTCTAAATAGTATAAAGCGCCGTTTTGTTTTAAAGTTGGACGTTTAGAGGAAGTAGCTTGAATAGCGTGGTTGCCGTTGCCTGACTTATCTGCAATATAACCTACAGGAGAGTCTACAGCAGGCGCACCAGTACCGTCACTGTTTTGAAACATGGTTGAAAGGTCGGAAGGGTCATACCAAGCACCCTCTTCACCGGAAGCGAAAAGGGACTCAGGGACTCTACCTCCGCGTGCGCTTGTAGCGCCTAGTCTGTTTACACCTAAACCATACATGGCTTACACCATATCGGTAATGTATACAGAACCTGTAGCACCGCCGGTAATTACAGCAATGTTTTCTCCACCGTACACATGAACATACTCAATAGTGTTTGCAGGGAGGTAAGCATCGGTAACAGCCGCAGGGCCAACAATTTTATAGAAGCAGTCAACAGTGGCGACAATACGGGCAACACGAGTGCCTGCGCCTAAACTGTTAGCAGCGTTGGAAGAGCCGGAGATGGCAACTTTAGAAGTGGTAGTGGGGCGTAAAACTTGAATTGGTTTTGAATTTGCATCAACTGTCAATGTAGACATAATATTTTCCTATGTGTAGATAAGAAGGCGCTATGGCCCGAAAGTAAAAGGAGGCACCCTTATGGATGCCCCCAGTTTGTTACTTAGCCGTTTACAGCCAGTGAGAAGCCTGCATCTGGACGCAGACACTTAACACCGTACAGAGTATCAGCAGTGTACAGAGTGCTCAAGAACTCCTGCTTGTACTGAGTCTGTGAGCGGATGCCCTGCTGTTCTGCAAGAACGTAAGTGTCCTTGTGCAGAAGCTGTGCAGAACGGATACGACCGCCGCCAGTAGCGCCGTTCTCAGCCGCAGTTTCGATGATAGGACAGTTAGTAGATACCATGATGTCGATACCGTACAGCTCGCCAATCTTACCGTTTACAACGCCCTGACCATTTACAAAGTCAGAAGACATATAACGGTCAATGCCCATGATAGCGTTACGCAGTGAAGGTGGAACTACAAAACAACGGTCTTCCATAGGAACGTCCGCGTCATCCATCTTCTGAATCAAAGCACGGAAGCCTGCATCAGTAAATACGTCAGCAGGAACTACAGTGTCAGCAGCGTAAGCAGTCAAACCGCCAGATGCGTCGTTGTAGAAAGAAGCTGTGTTTACGTAGTTGCCAGTGTTGTTACCTAGAGTCTTAGCAAGGTCAAGAAGGTCAGTGTCGATTTGCTTAGACAGTGCGTAGCCTGCGTCATCAGTGTAGAACTTACGCAGAGAAGAAAGAGCCTGTACTTCAACAATGTCTTCAATGAAACGTGAGTACTCGTAGTGCTTGTCTACGTCTACGCCTACAGTGCCTTCTACGTTAGACTGGATAGTTACACGAGTGTCTGGTGCTTTAAGAGCGGCAGCGCCACGGGTAGGAGCGGGGACATTAATCTTATCACCTTTCTTACCAGTCATAGAAATTTTCTTGACTTTAGGGGCAACTACTAGATTAGACTCGTAGGATGCGCGAATCTCGTCACTCCAGATTTCTGGAATAAAGTTTGCTGCTTCTGTTTTTGCGACAATTGCTGCCGCCGTTGGATATACGTCTGTAGTCATAATAATTTACCTTATAATATAAAAGAGTTTAGTTTACCTAACCCTTCCTTCTGCATACGCTTGTGTGATTTCATCAGACAAAGACATATACCTGTCGGGGTCGGTTTTCATTAGCTTAATAATGTCTGAGCGTCGATAAACTTTCTTCGCTCGCTGTTCGCCAGTTCCTCTAGCGGTGCCTGTTGAGGCGGCTTTAACAGCGGCTTTCCGTGTGTCCTTCTCAGTAGAAGCAGCTTGAGCTACTACACCTTGACGTTCTTTCCAGTTGGTAAAGAGTTCGTCTGCGGCATCGTAGTCGTACTGTCTGTCTGCCTGAGCAAAGAGCTGTGTGCGAATCTTAGAGGATTTAATCCAATCAACAAACTTACCGTCCTGTACAATTTCATTCATGTCGGGATGACGTGACTGTAACTTACTTTGTGCGGTCTGTCGTTGGTTGTTTAGATTAGCTTCCTCTGCCTTCTTAATTGAAGGGTGATTAGCGATAGCTCTTTCCATTGCCTTCTCTGGCTCGGAAAAGAAATCAATATCTTCAGCTTCAGTTTCTTGTGTTGGTGGTGGTGTCGAATCGAGTTGTGTCTGTATATAACTATCGACTACGGAACGTAACTCCCCTACTTCTCCGCTTTGCTTTCCTAGGAGCTTCTCAGCCTCTTGGTGCATCCTTACAATCTCTGCGGTTGACTTTCCTTTGTACTTCTCTGGGACATCATCTTCAGCCGGTGTTGGCTCAGGGGTTGCCTCAGCTTCCGTTTGAAGGTCATTGATGTTGTCAAGTTCTTTGTCGTCGTCTAGACGCTCATCATCTATAATGTTTGCTGCCATTATTAAACTCCGTACCTTTAGTATTATGGAGGTTTATATTATGCGAGGGTTCATACACCTTATGAATTTGCCTTGCGTTCTTGTTGCAGTTTCTGCTCTCGTTTCTTACACCAAGCATCGGTATTGACACCGTTGTGTTTCTCAGTCCAAGTCCCGAAAGAGTTTAGCTGCTTTACTGCCGATAGTCCACATTCGTTGCAGACTACCTCTCTAGTGTCGCTACTGACGAATCGTTCCTCAGTATGTCCTGCTTCACATTTAAAGTCGAACAAAGGCACTATTCTGCGCCTAAGTCGTCGTATGCGTTACGGACTTGCTCTTCTAGGTTTAGCAACGTAGCAATGACATAGAGTTGTCCCTTCCTAAAGAAGAGGTCTTGTTCATTCTTCGATGCTTCAACTGAATCAATACCTTTAGCATTTGTTTCTAAGTCCTCAGTCAGTGTTTTCCAACCTGCTGTACGGAACATAGAAAGCATTTCTTCGTAGTATTGTTCTAATTCTTTGTTTGTTTCTTCAATCATTTAACTGTTTCTCCTTCTAAAGGACAGTTTGTTATAAGTAGGAGTATATCTATGAGTATACTCAAGTAGTAAATAAGTAAACATTAAAGTATACTATAGTATTATTATAACATACTTTTAATCAAAAGTCAAGCTTTATTTTACTTATTTACCTTTAGCCTTAACTTTAGCCTTAGCCGATAAGTCTTTAAAGTGAAACAGCTTCTGGCTTGTCTTAGTGTGAGACTTGTTGCTGTGTAAACTACCGTCAGGCATCTTATGTGTATTACCTTTATGCTCAGTGCCATCCTTTTTATAATGCTTAACACCTTTCATATTAGTACCCGCTGCTTATCTTCATGGTGTTACTCTTTCTTTTTTTGTTCTTAGCTGCACGTCCGCCACGCTTAGGTTTAGCAGGACAAGACTTTGCTTTCTTTTTACATCCTGTTGCTTTCTTCATTTCTTTCTCCCCTTAGTTTTAGCTGCACTTTTAAAAGCTTTTGCTGTAGGCGCGCCCTTAGCTCCTGCCTTTCTCATCTTCTCTTTAGAGCCTGCTGCTATACGCTTACGCTTGGCATGGATGTTGTCGTATAAACCTGCCATAACTACTTCCTCTTAGACTTAGCGCCAGAACATTTCCAACGCTTACGTGATAAGTTGTTAGGTGTATTAGGGTCGTTCTGCTTCTTCTTAGATAAGCCTTTCTTAATACCTAGACTTCTGGCACAGTAGCTGTCGCCTTTGGAAGTCCCCGCTCTTACACGGGAACCTCCGTCCTTAGCTTTGCCTGCCTGTCCGTAGGAGACTTTCTTACCTGAGGAAGTAACCTTAACCTTTGCTTTTCCCTTTCTTGGTTTTGCTGTCGGCATCTTTTACTTCCTTTTCTAGTTTCTCAATTCTTTCGTTTAGTTCTGCAAAGCCGCTGTTAATCTGCTCTAGTGCTGAGTTAAAGTCTCGTAGTGAAATCATTGTGGCAATTGTCCTATGTTAGGTTGCATCATTGGTGGTTGAGCTTGTGGCTGTGCCGTAGGCTCTGGTTGTGCCTGTGGTTCTGGAGTAGCTTGTACTGTAGTGCTTTCCTTAACGGCTACTTCACGTTCCTTCAATAGCTGCTCAGAGATTTTAAGTCGCTTCTGGAACTCCTTGTCGTCTGCGTCTCCTGCTTGAAGGTTAGCTGTAACAGCCTTAATACGGTCAATCTCAAGCTCCTGTGGTACAGCCTGTGCTTCAGCCATAGCTTTAGCAGCTCGTGCTTCGGACTCTTTAGCCTGTCCGTTGAGAGCATTAGTCTGTGACGCTTGGAACTCAGCTTGCTGTGCCTGTGCCGCTTGCTGTGCCTTCTTTGCTTCTGGGTTAGGCTGATTAGCTTGGTCGAGCTTGGCAATCAGTTCTTCACGGTTAGCTAGGCTCATGTTGTCCACAATGGACTTAATCAGCTCAGGATACATCGGTGTGTCCGGTGACATAGTCTGTAGGAGCTGTACAAGCTGTGTAACTTCGTACTCACGGGCAATAACACCTAGAGAGCTAGATACTTCAAACTTATAGTCAGCTACTGGGAACTTCTCAGGCTCAAACTGCATATAGCGGTGAGCTGCCTTAGTAACGAACGGTATGACAAAGGACTCTTGGAAGTTAATCAAAGTGCGCTTGTGACGCTTAATGATAGCTCCTAAACCCATGGAGATGCCCGCTGCTGTACTTTCTCCGTTTACAGAGCCTGCGATACCCGCTGAGTCTATAGCGCCTGTAGCAGTCTGTACCATGCGTTGTAGCTCTGCTGCCTGAGTAAAGGTAATGTTCTGTACCTGTCCAAAGTTAAATGGCTGTAGAACTTCAGAAGGGTTACCGTTAGTTAGGATAACCTTACCCGCACGTACCTCTGGCTTAGAGCCTCTAGGCATACGAGAAGCGTCCATTGCAAGCATAGGGTGTACAGTTAGTGCTAAAGCGTCGATACGAGCGCGTAGTTCTGCGTCTAACGCCTTCTGAGAGTTATACCCTTTCTCACATACACCTCGACCCCAGAAACGGCTAGGAACGACATCCCAAGGGAATGCTACAATAGGACGGTCACCCATCATGTAAGGATTAACTTCAGCTTTAAGTAGAGTACCGCCATCAGCGATAACAACAATAGCTTCAACGTAGTAGCTGTCGTCTCCTTCCTCTTCCTCAGTCAAGGTTACTGTTTCTTCCTCTGCATCAGGGTCAGCCTGTGCTTCAGTAAGCAAGTGACGAGGAACTAAACCGTAGTACTTAGTAAGACGTACTTTATCGTCGTCGTAGGTAGAACCAATGTCATGGTCAGGCTCAATGTCAAAGTCTGGAGCTGCACCACCTACGTCAGCATCACGGTAAACACCTTCTTCCTGCAACTGTGTCACAATGTGCTTGGAAACAAACTCATCAATAGCCACGCCTAGGGCGCTTTCAACGGAAGTCGCTACAGGGTCAATAAGGAAGTTCTGAGGCATGACAGGATTTAGCTTAACGCAGGTTCTGTCCTCAATTGTGACACCAACTGCTGTTAATTCACCACCCATGACAGGCTGTGTAGCAGGTTTCATCTCTTTTTCAGTAGTTAGCTCAATTTCACCAATACCAGTGCCAAAAACAGCAGCATTAATAAAACATTCAGCTACATTTTTACGTATCATGTTGCGTTTAAAGTCAGTTTCTAGGCCATTACGCAACATTTGAATGTCAGCAGTCTCTGTATCAGCAGCGTCATCACGAATATCAAACCATTTTCCACGTCCAAAGGTCGCTTCTTCCAGTTCTGCTACGGATGACTCCACAGCTTGTTGCAAAGCAGGAGAAATAATCTTAGAACGCTCAGATTGACGTGTTTTGTCCTCTGCTGCCCAGTGTCCACGCCATAGGCGGTAGTACTCATCAAACTTCTCGGAGTAGTTGGTTTCAAAATGGTCACGCCAGTCTTGACATTTACTGTCTACCCACCCCTCTAGGGTTTCAAAGTTGTAATCATCGTCTTGATTGTCAAACATAGTTAATACCCTGCATAAAAGTCAGTGAGTTCATATTCTTCTTCCTCGTAGTCGATAGCGTAAGCAACCTGAGCCAACTGGTCAATGTATGCCAACGCATCAATTAAATCATCATGTACTAGTTTATTAGGGAACTGGAACAGCTCATCTAGGAAAGGAGCATTCCATTCACCCTTGTTAAGTTTAATCTTGCCGTGTTCAAAGCGACCTTGTAAGGCCCACACGATACGGTCAATCTTACGTTTGTTACCGTGGGTAAGCTCCTCGATACGGAAGAACCTTTGATTCTTTTTCATTATGTCATTCAAGTAGGGGTAGACAGCATTCTTCAACGCACCTTTCTCAATCCCTACTGCGACTGGTTGGTAGTCCCTGACGGCCTCGAAGATTTTCCTTGCTGTCTTTTCGACTCCCCATCTACCGTGGATGATGTCTGCGACCCACCATCCCTCCGTACCTGCTTTAACCACCGCAATTGCCGTTTGGTCAAGTCTGTTTGTTTTAGTTGTAGCTTTTTCAACTTCTGCAAATCCTGCCAAATCGACTGCTATATAGAACTGACCTTCATCAGGTTCTTCCTCACAGAACTTAACGTGTTCCTCCTTAAAGAGTTCACCACCTGCTGCCTCAAAGGATGCCATGAACTCCTGTCGGAAGGAGAAGGCTGACATCGACTTCTTAGCTGCTTCAATCTCCTCAGGGTCGATTAGAGGGTTATCAAAGCTAGTGAAGTGGTATCCTGCCCAATCAGGGTCGTTAGCTATGTTAGCGTACTGATGGAGGTCGTAGAAGTGGTTACGTCCCATTGGTGTACCGATAAACATGGCTGAACCCTTTTGGTCAGCGAGAGCAGGGCGTAGGATTTGCTCCCACACCTCCGGCTTCATATCTGCGTACTCGTCCATTACTAGGAACTTAAGGGAGACACCACGCATGGTTTCAGGTCTGTCAGCACCTTTGAGTGCGATTGTAGCACCATTCACCAGTTTAAGTTGTAGGTTGTTGACATGACTGGAAGCAATGACAGGGTTTCCAATCTCTAGCAAGGACTGCCACATAATGTCCCTAGCCTGTCCCTGTGTAGGTGCTACGTAGAAGACATGACCCTTAGTCGTACCCAAGGCTTCAATGATTAGCTTCCACGCTGCTAGTCTGGACTTACCTGTTCGTCGTCCCGCTGCTATGACTTGGAAACGAGCATTGTCCGCCCATACTTCCTGCTGCCATGGTAGGAGTTCTACTTTTAAGTCAGTCATTTAGTAAGTCCACATCACAGGAACTGTAGTGCGAATATCAACATGAACGAAAGACTTAGCCACTCCCACTCCTGTAAACCCAAGGGCGAGTGCGTGTTGGACAATTGCGTATCTCTCTGTTCCTGAGACAGCTTTAATATCTGCCGCAATGCCTTTCGTATGTGTTCCACCACCATTAGGTTTGTTTCTCTCGTTCGAGTGGTTCTCACCACGGTATCCGCTAGTAATTACAAAGGGGAAACCACAGGCTTCCCTCAGTAGGTCGAGCTTCTTTAGGAACTCTTCCTGCATATCATTTTCATTTGTTTCTTGACAGTTGAACTCGCTCAGGGCGAAGTACTTTGGATTATACATCGGTGTACTCTCCGTCAATAATATCTGACTCTTGGTCTGTGTTCTCGGAGATGACAGTAGTCTCTCCGCCCACTCCGGTAATCGAGATGTTGATTCCACCTTTACTTCCTCCTGCCTTGTCCTTATCAAAGTAGCTTGCAGGGAGGACTCTATCTATGACTAGCTTCCAAGCCGCTGCCTGATTCTTATGGTCATCGTTAAGAGCTGCATCAAAGATAGACTCCAACACTCTGGCTGACTTAGGGGACGTTAGCATCCTAGTCTTATATTCGTTGATGATAGCTGCATCACCTTTGGGACGACCACGGGTTCCTACTGTGCCACGCTTACGGTTGACCATCTCTGACTTAGGTGGCCTCCCTCTGCGCTTAGGTTTATCCTTGACATCGTCGTTTTTTAAATCTGACAAAAAACTACTCCTTAGTATACTTAAGTATTCTTTGGTGTTCCTTAGTAAATACTCCTTCTACAAACATTAAGCTTTTACCTTAGTATACTTAAGTATACCTTAGTATGTTTCTTTAGTAGTTGCTGTAGGAGCTTTTCTTTAGTAAATTAAACTATACTATAGTATTATTATAACATATTCTTAGGCAAATGTCAAGCTTTATTTTAACTAATTTAGTAAAAGCATTAAAGTAATTACCTTAGTCTCCGCACGTACCCGCTTTTGCCCAACAAAATCAATGACTTAGGCTTACTTATGTATACATGAGATACTTACCTTTAATGTTACTTTTGGTAACCTTTTGTATTGTCTTTTTATTGACTTTTCACTCTTTTTTGTATCTGAGCGGTTACCGTGACAATCCTGCGCACCCCAGCGCCCCCCCCGCCCCCCTGTAAATCTCTAGCATACACCAGTCGGCCTGTCAATCTCTAAGGGTGACCGGAACCGAGAGAATAGTCACGTAAATAATTATGTAAACTCTTGACAGCACGAGGGTGAGTGTGCTAGCGGGTACCTATTGGATACCTATTGGATGCCTAGCACATCTTGCACACTACTGTCAACATATATTCTATACTCAATTAGCATATATATTACAGAGGTTATAACTAATAGTTCTATAGTTATTAAAGGCTCTCAATTGCCGTCTAACAGCGTTTAACGTCTACCTATATCATGGCAAGGGTCAAGGTCCGAACGTCGAAATCCTCTGTATCCCTTGCCACGCCTAGGCTTCAGCGGTGGTCCCTTTGTTGGTTATATAAGGTGGTGGTGCTTATAGCTAAAAATTATATTGACTCTGTGTTTTATCTGTGATATTCGTGCGCGCCCGCTCCTTATCCTTTGGCTATAAAAATAAATTGAAAATAAATGTAAATAATTGTTGACAATAGTTTGCCACGCTATATAATGAACCCATCAAGACAACAAACACACAAACAAACAAGGCGGCACATTATGCAACAATCACACTTACACGCTATCAAATGGGCAATCGCCCAAGGCCACGTTCTCTATGTATGGGGCGACGGTGAAGAGTTAGACTATTCAGGCACTAGCTACAAACTAGCCAAGGAAGCGGCTGAGGCGTGCGACACCGCGGAGATTATTCTAAAGGATAGCATGGGTCTGGAATTAGGTTGGTTCTCTGTAGTCAACGGATTAGACGCTGAGGAACTAGTGAGCGACTACAGCGCGAACGAAGTAGGCGAGGCATGGCAAAAAGCGTATGACGCGGAATGTTACCCGCTATAACAAACCAAACGCCCCGCAAGGGGCAAACCTAAAGAGGTGACAAGATGAGAGACTACAAAGCGGGCGATACAATCAAGCTACACGGCGAGCGTATGAATGGAGACGGGCATATATTCACCTTAACAATTGCGGCAGTTTATCCAGAGGATTATGAGAGCGAGTTTGACAGCTTTGTGCCGTTCCTATCTACTAAAGGACACCAATTCTCTCATGATAAACTGGTGACAAAGCGCTATACGAGCGTAGGCCAATACTTCTATGATGTTGAGGTGCTATAATGTTACATATATTAAAAGACTTGAACCAGTTAGTTGAGCAAACCCAAAGCGAGTACAACGCGGCATGGCACGCTGTTTGTGATTATCGTGGCGATTGTCCCACCACGGTTGAGGCCTTACAAAACATGGTTGAGGCGCGATTTGAGGCGCTTAACGCGAGTAAAGCAGCACATTATAAAACTTATTTATCATTACCAAAATAAACAGTTGCATTAATTATATCGGTGTATATACTAGCCGGTATACTCAAAACAACTGTTAAACCTAAGAGGGTAAAACAATGCAAAAATTCAGCGCGGTAAAAAAACCAACGGCAGCAAAGTCAAAGCAAAAAGGCTTTGTCCTATATGATGGCGCTAGTGTACTAGACGGCGCGCCTATTGTAGTAGTCGCTACCTTAGAGACAAGCAACGCCAAGACGGGCGCAATGGTTCAAACTTGGATTTTGCGCAGCGATATAGAACCCCATCAGGCAATCAAAAGCGGTGAAGATGAAAGTGTATGCGGTAATTGCCCACAACGCCATCACACCGGCGGCGCGTGCTATGTTATGACGCACCAAGCTCCCCTAAGCGTTTACCGCAGCTACAAGCGCGGCCTGTATCCTACATATGACAGCGACAAGCATAGCAGCATTATGGCCGGTCGCGCCTTAAGGTTGGGTGCGTATGGCGACCCCGCAGCTGTACCCTTCGAAGTATTCGCGCCATTGGTAGCACTTGCAAGCGTACATACTGGATATACGCACCAGATAGCGCATAAAGCGTTTGATAAGCGTTATTTGTCAGTGTGTCAAGTATCAGCGGATACGCCCAAACAAGCGTTAAAATACCAAGCACTAGGCGCTAAGACTTTCAGAGTTGCGTTGCCTGACGACAGCCTTTATGATAACGAAATAGAATGTTTAGCAGATAGCAAGGGTATTCAGTGTATTGACTGCGGACTATGCGACGGGCAAAGCAAAAATATCGCTATCGTGGTACACGGTCAACGTAAAAACAATTTTAAATCAAATTTAATTCAAACATTACAAGTAGTATAAAATAATTTAAATAAGTGTTGACAGGGATTGTCACCGCGATTACAATAGCGGCATACAAACAAACAACGGGAAAACATTATGACTATCGAAATCGGCACAAAATTTATCAAACAACGCGGCAAGCATACCAATAAGGAACGCGTAGAAACTGTAACGGATATTTTAAAGACATATAACAGCGCGGGTGACTTGGTAAAAACACGCTATGTAGCGGAGCATGATTTTCTAGGGCAAAAGGTAACCGATAGGGATGTCTGTTTAGTAACAATTGTAAAGGGACTGATACTATGAATAGCGCAAAGCGTAGACAATTGAAAACCAAAGCGCGTCGGGAGGCGCGTATCAATATGACAGTAGAGGTGTTCGGTTGGTCGGTTGTAATACTAGGGGCAGCAGTAACAGCAAAATTTATGTATACTGCGCTAGTTTATATAATGTTATTCTAATTGGAGGTTATACAATGTTTATGTTATCGGACGCGGATTTACGCGCATATTTTGAAGGTAGCGGAGTTACAGTCTATCAATTATCTGTAATGACTGGAAAGCCAATTGAGGATATTAAAAAAATAGTGGGGGAGGTTATACAGTGAAAAAAGTACAAGTAATAAACACAGCTAAAACAGCGGAAACAGTAGATTATTATTACGACTGTAAACGCGATACTTTCGGGTCAAAGGATAACCGCTTGCATGATTTGGTAACCTATGGCTTTAATATATCGCACCACGTAATAGCAGACGCGCACTTGACAGCTCAGCAATTAGACGCAGTATTTAATGAGGTGCTATACAGTGAATAAATACAAAAGAATTTTACAACTGGTGCTGTTATTCGTGGGCGGTTTTGTCGCGGGCAGTTTGATTGTCGCGGTGTTTACTTTAGGATTTAGGGCGATTACAGCGGTTTAACGGGTAGCCTATAGGGTAGCATGGGTTACCCTGTTAAAATGGCTTAGAATTGATTATATGAGGTTTTACAGCATGACTTACGCAGAATTTAAAAGTGACCACGATTATTTGGTGACAGAATTAATTTTTACAAGTGACAAGAAAAAAATTGATAGACTGTTGGACTGGTTGGAAAAATTAAGAGACAATGAGAGCAAGCACTACAATAAACTATTGAGGGATTTATGATGAACGATTACAGATGTAGGGTATCAGAGGACGAACTGGCGCACGACCATGCGCAGGTAGAGATAACACCGGAGATGGAGCGGGAGGACGCACAGAGCAGACGCGAGCAGTTCAAAGAACTACTGGAGGAGCTAACTACAGACACGGCTTTTATGCTTAAGCGTCCCAACTGGTCGCCGGATGAGGATGATATTGAGATGCTACTAACAATTCAAGAGGAGCTATATTGGTATGCCTCAGTCACTAAAAACAAAGAGAAGGTGGAAAAATGATTACAGATAACACGACAGAGAACGACCTACTAGCGGAGACCATAGAGGAGTTAGGTCAGAGCCTAACGGAGCTACAGCAGGTTATCGCAGATATTAAAGAGCAAGTAAACTACAGAGAGGAGTCATAATGGCAACCTATTACGCACTGGAACAGAAAATAATCGACTGGCATAACGCACGGAACCTGATTGAGGGCAGCACAGACCACCAACAGTTTGAAAAGCTATTGGAAGAAGTAGAAGAGCTGCGAGTGAACATAGAACACAGTCAAGACTTCAGCGATGACGTAGGCGACATTTTGGTCGTGCTAATTAACCTATGCGAGAGACACAACTTAACATTGACGGACTGTATGAACGTAGCCTATAATGATATTAAGTACCGCACAGGGCGTATGGTAGACGGTATTTTTGTGAAGGATTTAGTGGACGAAAGCGGAGTGATTCAAGATGCAGTTTAATATTTTCGGTATGTTTTTAAATGTAGAACCACGGTTCGGCCTTGGGTTGGACATTGAGAGCGTAGAGAGCCGCCCAGTGTGGGTAGTAAAGGACGGAGAGTTAGGAACTATGGCTTTCGACGGATTGGTATTGCTAATACCCTTCTTTATTGTTACACTAGGGAACGTATGGACGGAGGCCGAGTGATGTTGGCTATATTAGGGACTGGCGTTATACTGGGTTTGATTTATTGTACAAGTGAGGTTTTAGACGATGAGTAGAATTAAAGAAGAATTGATTGGTTACGAGCAGAACGACTGGATTAGTAATGACGACCACGTTAAGGTGGACGAAGTAACGGAGTACCTATTGTACGCTATGAGCGTAGCAGAGATGCAACAGGCCGCTAAACAGCACATTCAACACGACCTGTACACTATGGCACGTAGCGACTTTGAGAAAGTACATTATGACACCATAGGAGTGCATACAAAGTGAGTAAGGAATATACACTAGTAGTGCAGGAGTTAAAGTTTGCAAAGGTAGACGAGAGTGGGGAACCTCAGACAGACAATAGAGGTAACGCCATACTGTACGATACCACCGCAGACATAGGTTTTATCACTAAGTTTATTCACAGTAGTGAATTAGTAGAGGCTGTAGAATGAGTAGATGCAAAGCGTGTGACGCTATTATGACTGAATCAGAGTTAAAGAGAATTGACTACAACACTGGGGAGCATTTAGATTTATGCTACGAGTGCATGGTTGAGAGTGAAAGAGCAGTAAGAGACAGTGAAGTAGAAGAAGTATTGGATTTAAGTGAATTAGGGTTTGACATCAGTAACAATTAATGCTATAATATTACTATAGTAAGTTATTTAGTTAGTAGAAGTAGTTTCTTACTAAGGTATACTAAAGTATAATTCAGCAACAATAACATAGAGAGAAACGATATGAGTCAGGTATTAGAAGGTACAGTAGCATTTGAGAACTTAACTGAGCATGAGATGTACAACGGACAGTCCACAGGTAAATACTCCTTGGTGTTGTCATTAGATGAAGGTGATGCGGATAGCTTGGACTCCTTGGGTGTCAAACTACGCGAGTACGAAGGAACAAAGCAACGTAAGTTTGCCAGTAAGTTTGAGGTCGGTATCCTGAATGCGGACGGCACACCATTCGCAGGTCGAGTACCACGAGGCTCTAAGGTTCGTATCTTGTGGCAGGAAGGCGCACCACATCCAGTACACGGCACTAGCACCTACCTTAATAAGGTCAAGGTATTGGAAGTAGCCGCACAGGAAGAGGTAGCCGACTTCTAATGAAAACAGAGTCAACCTTTCTAAAGCATGAGCCATGCCCGTCATGTGGCTCAGGCAACAATCTAGCAAGGTACTCAGATGGTCACGCACACTGCTTCACAGCGGGATGTGGACACAGAGAGAGAGGCAACGGAACTGCCTCAGACTTTGCTCCAAGTCAACCAACCAGAGCGTATGAGATGACAGGAGTTATAGCAGCAATACCGGACAGGAGAATATCACAGAAGATTGCACAGAAGTTTGGTGTAACAGTTGAGTTCTCTCCGGAAGGTAAGATAGTAAAACACCACTACCCTTACTACGATAAGGACAGTAACAAGCCTACAGGGTCAAAGGTCAGGCAGGTAGAAACTAAAGGATTCTACGCCACTGGTAACTTTGATAACGTAGGATTGTTTGGACAACAGGTAGGCAGGGAAGGTGGGAAGTACATCACCATCACGGAAGGTGAAGCGGATGCCTTAGCAGTTAGTGAGATGTTCGACGGCAAATGGCCTGTAGTGTCTATTAGGTCAGGCGCAGCGGCAGCAGCTAAGGACATCAAAGCCAACTTAGATTGGTTAGAAACCTTTGATAACGTCATTATCTGTTTTGATAACGATAAGGCAGGACAGGAGGCAGCTCAGTCAGTGCTTGGTTTGTTCACACCTAACAAAGCTAAGAACGTAGTTCTCCCCTTGAAGGATGCAGGGGATATGTTGAAGGCTAACAAGGTCAGAGACTTTACTGACGCTTGGTGGGACGCTAAAGCCTATAGGCCGGATGGTATTGTCTCAGGGTTAGATACATGGAAGATGCTTAAAGAGCAGAAGAAAGTAACATCTATCCCTTATCCGTGGGCGTGTCTGAATGATTTTACCTACGGATTCAGACGGAAAGAGCTAGTTACCTTCACTTCAGGCTCTGGTATGGGCAAGTCTCAGATAATGAGAGAGCTACAGCATTACCTACTTATGAACACCGAGGACAAAATAGGCATCCTAGCGTTAGAGGAGGACATCCCTAAAACCACTGTAGGTATTATGTCTGTTGAAGCTAACAAGCTACTACACAAACCAGACGTAGCAGAAACCGTTACAGAGGAAGAAGAATATGGTTACTGGTTACGTACTTTCGGGTTAGATAGGATACACTTACTCGACCACTTTGGTAGTGCGCAGGAAGACCACCTAATGTCCCGTATACGTTACATGGCTAAAGGCTTAGACTGTAAATGGATTATACTCGACCATTTAAGTATCGTGGTGTCTAGTCAGGAGAATGGCGACGAGCGTAAAGCCATTGACCGTATTATGACTAACCTGCGTTCGATAGTTCAAGAAACTGGTGTTGGTATGTTCTTAATCTCACACCTAAAGCGTTCGTCAGGCGTAGCACACGAGGACGGAGGTAAAATTAGTCTAGCAGATTTACGAGGTAGCCAGAGCATTGCACAGTTAAGCGACATGGTTATCGGCTTAGAGCGTAATCAGCAACACGCAGATGAACATACTAGAAATACTACGTGCGTTAGGGTAATGAAGAACAGGTTTGTTGGTCTAACTGGTGCAGCTTGTTACCTGTACTATGATGCAGAGTCAGGCCGTATGATTGAAACAGCCTGCCCCACTGAAGGTAACTCGGAGTTTTAATGAAACAGATAGTCTTTGATATTGAAGCTAATGGCCTAAACCCTGATACGGTTTGGTGCATTATAGCCTACGAGAGAGAGGCTAAGGAGTACATTGAGTGGTCAGGGGATACCCTACCTAACTTCAAGGACTGGGTTAAAGAGCAGGACGAGCTAGAGGTTATTGGTCACAACATCATTGGTTACGACATACCAGTGTTGGAGAGACTATTAAAGGTAGACTTTAGTAAGTGCAAAGTAACTGACACATTAGTTATGTCCCGACTAGCGGAACCATCGCGCTTAGGTGGTCATAGTTTGGAGAACTGGGGTCAGCTACTACATCAACCGAAAGGAGAACACAGTGATTGGCTTAATTTTTCGCAGGATATGGTGGAGTATTGTAAGCAAGATGTTAGGGTTAATGAACTGGTGTACCAGAGATTACTTCGTGACCTTAATGGCTTTGGAACTGAAAGCGTTATGTTGGAAGGTCAGGTACAAAGGATTATTAGCAAGCAGATTGAGAACGGATGGCTTCTAAACCAGAGAGCAGCCTTTAACCTGTTAGGAGAACTGAAGGAAAAGAAGTTCGACTTAGAGGATAAGGTACATGAGAAGTTCAAGCCGCTCCCTACATTCGTTAAAGAGATAACACCCAAGGTTAAGAAGGACGGAACTTACTCAGTAGTAGGCTTAAAGTTCTTAGGTGACCAATGGGAGATAGCAGTAGCACCATTTAGCAGACTGGATTATCCAGAGTTTAACTTAGGCTCACGTCAACAGATAGGACGTTACCTAAAGTACTTCGGATGGCAACCAGAGACTTTCACTGACAAAGGACAGCCAATCGTTGACGAAGGCGTTCTTAGCAAGGTGAAGGGTATACCGGAAGCGGAGCTTATTGGTGAGTACCTGATGATACAGAAGCGTATCGCGCAGGTGCAAAGTTGGTTGGACGCTGTTAAGGATGACGGTAGGGTACACGGTTATGTTAATGCCAACGGTGCTGTGACAGGACGTATGACACACTCCAGTCCAAACATGGGACAGGTTCCGGCAGGTTATTCGCCCTACGGTAAAGAGTGTCGTGCAGTATGGGTTGTGCCGGAAGGTTACAAGTTGGTAGGTATGGACGCAAGCGGCTTAGAGTTACGAATGCTTGCACACTACATGAACGATAAGGACTACACTAATGAAATTCTCACGGGAGATATTCACACGGCAAACCAGTTGGCTGCGGGCCTTGACACTCGAAGTCAAGCAAAGACTTTCATCTACGCTTTTCTGTACGGTGCAGGAGATGCAAAAATCGGAAGTATCGTCGGTGGAACTGCACGAGATGGTAGACGACTTAAGGCGAAGTTCCTTAAAAATACGCCTGCTCTTGGAAAACTACGAGAACGAGTTGTTGTGGCTTCAGGAAGAGGCTTTGTTTTTGGACTCGATAGAAGGAAAGTTTCCATTCGTTCCGAACACGCGGCATTGAACTCACTCTTACAAAGCGCAGGCGCAATCATTATGAAAAAAGCACTGTGCATTTTAGACGAGTACGCTACCCTACATAAGATTAACTATAAGATAATAGGAAACATCCACGATGAAATCCAGACGGAGGTCGCAACAAAGGACGCAGAAAGGTTTGGCAGACTGGCAACGGCTAGCATTGAAGCCGCAGGCTTGCACTACGAACTTAACTGCCCTCTCGCAGGAGAGTATCAAATTGGCGACAACTGGTCAGAAACTCACTAATGAGGTAATAAACGATGGCTTATAATAGACATTTAGAAGACAGAACACGAATGAGAGTAAACGGTAAGCAGATTAGAGTGGGCAATCCTGACCATCCTTACCACGAGATGTACAAGCAGCACGGACTACAGGCAGTTATTATGGCTATGGGGTTGATAGATAAGAAGGTAGTTGAAGTACAAGAACCTGAGCAGTTCCCTTGGACTAGCGTTTGTTTTGTAGTAGCGTTAATCATAGCAGCTAGTATCGTAGCAACAACAGGGAGCTAACATGAAGCCTACTAAAGCTGATAGGAAGAAGTTTGACATTGACTTAGCATACGGTGAAGTAAGGGAAGATAAGATTGCCGAGATGATGACCAACAAGAAGATTGAGGTTAAGTCAGAGAAGGATATGTGGCAGAAGACTGGTAACATTTGCATTGAGTACCAGTCGTGGGGTAAGCCTTCAGGCATTGAAGCTACTGAATCTGACTACTGGTTCCACAACCTGTGCGTAGGGGAAGAGGAATACTGCACCTTAGTCTTTGACACAACGGTGTTGAGGAAGATTATTGCAGCTAACAAGTTCCGCTCAGTATCAGGTGGCGATAATAACGCAAGCAGGATGCACCTGATTCCATTAAAGAAGCTGTTTGATATGAACTCGATACAAGCGTTCAAGGACTTAGACAATGAAAACGACTGATACAGTAGTAGCAGACATCTACAAGATGATGGAGACTAAGGACGCTGACCCTAACGTGGACGTAGAGGCAGAGATTGAGAAGTTCGGTGAAGGTGTTAAAGAGCTAATGCGTACTGAGTTCGGCAGGGAGAAACGACAGGACAAACGGACGCTTAGGTTGTCTAACATTGGACGCACTGACCGATACCTTTGGAATGTAGTAGCAGGTACTGAGAAGGAAGAGATAGAGCCACACACGTACGTTAAGTTTATGTATGGACATCTAGTTGAAGAGATGCTGTTATTCTTAACACGTATGGCAGGACACACAGTTACAGACGAGCAGAAGCAGTGCGAAGTGAATGGCATTCGCGGCTCAATGGACTGTAAGATAGACGGAGTAGTTACGGACGTTAAGTCAGCCAGTGCCTTCGGCTTTAAGAAGTTTAAGGAAGGTAAGCTGCTACATGACGACCCCTTCGGTTACGTTGACCAGATTAAAGCCTACGCTCACTCAGAGGGAGAGACGGAGATTGGTTGGCTTGCTATGGACAAGACTAACGGACACCTTACGTTCCTGAAGTACGACATGGCTGACCCCAAGGTTAAGGCTGCTATGGACTTCGACGGCACGATAACTGAAAGAGTTGACCACCTGAAGGAGATGGTAAAAAAGCCAGAGCCTGACTACTACTGTCATCAACCTAAGCCAGATGGTAAGTCAGGTAACTTGGAACTAGCAATCGGCTGCTCCTACTGCCAATACAAAAAGCACTGTTATCCAGAGCTAAGGTTGTTTAACTACTCCTACAAGCCTAAGTACTTGTGTAAGGTAGTTAAGGAACCAAACGTACAGGAGCTGAAAATTAAATGAGTAAATTAAAATTCAGGTCAGGATTAGAGTCAGCGATACATGAGAAGTTAAACGATACCTTTCTTTACGAACCATACAGGCTTCCCTACACCATACACAGGAAGTACGTACCGGACTTTGTACATGAAGAGAAGGCAATACTAATCGAGGCTAAGGGATACTTCAGGGTAGGCGACACACAAAAGTACACCGCCATCCGAGACTCAATGCCAGAATGGGAGTTAGTGTTTGTCCTCTCCGACCCTACCAAGAAGGTACGCAAGGGTAGCAAGCTAACAATGGGACAGTGGTGCGAGAAGCAAGGCTTTAAGTGCTACACTGTTAAGACAATAGATAAGTTACTGGAATATGTGGGGGATAAAGATGTCGTTTGAAGAATACAAGGAAGCGTTCCTACGTGACCACGACGAGATAATGGTACTGGAAGTGCTAGAGATTAACAGTGAGGAACTGTTGGAAGCATTTGAAGATAGACTGATTAGATATAGAGAGGTACTTGGCGATGAGTATTAATGAAGCAACACCAGAGATGTGGAACAAACTACAGGAAAAATACAAAGCCATGGCAGACGAAGAGTTTAAGTATGACTTCAGGAAAGACCAGTTAGAGTATCCGTCAATCCCTGACCCAGACCCTGTGAATAACCCACAACACTACAACACTGGTAACATAGAATGTATTGAAGCCATCCAAGAGTCTATGTCATCGGAAGCGTTCAAAGGATACCTAAAGGGCAACACCATGAAGTACCTGTGGCGCTACGACTACAAAGGTAAAGCCTCAGAGGACTTAGAGAAAGCAGGTTGGTACTTAAACAAACTTATTAAGGAGGTGTCGTAATGCAAGGGCAGACACACGGCGGTAAAGGTTCAGGGGTCAGACCTACTGACAAGAAGAAGTTTGAGAACAACTTCGATGCTATCTTCGGTAAGCAGAAGAACAAAGACAAACAAGATAAGGATAAAAAGAAGAATGACTGATTGGTATAAAATACTAGACGAAGGTGGCGACTTAATAGAGGGATGTACCGCTTGTCACGGCTCAGGCTTACTAGGTTTCGACCCTGAGTGTGAAAAAGCACATCAATTATATGTACCGTGTGACGCTTGCAACGGAGAAGGTTAATGGATAAGTACCAACAGTTTATACACAAGTCACGTTACGCACGATGGATGAAGGAAGAAGGCCGTCGTGAGACATGGGAGGAGACAGTACAACGATATGTCGATTTTTGGACAGAACGTGGACAGATTGACAGCAAGGTGGCCAAGAAACTGTACAACTCTATCCTGAACCTAGAAGTCATGCCGTCAATGCGCTGTCTTATGACTGCCGGTGTGGCACTAGATAAGGATAACGTAGCAGGCTTTAACTGTAGTTACCTAGCCATTGACTCACCACGTAGCTTTGATGAGCTTATGTACGTGCTTATGTGCGGTACAGGTGTAGGGTTCAGTGTTGAACGTAACTTCATTACCAAGCTACCAGTAGTCGCAGAGACATTCCACAAGTCAGACACAACAATTGTGGTGGGTGATAGTAAGGTGGGTTGGGCATCAGCGTTCCGTGAGCTTATCGCTATGCTGTACGCAGGTAAGATACCTAAGTGGGATATGTCAGGTGTACGACCCGCAGGTGCAAGACTAGAGACATTTGGTGGTCGAGCGTCAGGCTCTGCTCCTTTGGACGAGTTGTTTCACTTCTGTGTTGCTGTGTTCCGTAACGCGGCAGGACGCAAGCTGACATCCATTGAGTGTCACGATGTAGTTTGTAAGATAGCTGACATTGTAGTCGTAGGTGGCGTTAGACGCTCAGCACTAATCAGCCTCTCCAACTTGTCAGACGGACGGATGGCTAAGGCTAAGTCAGGTGCATGGTGGGAGAACGACGGACACCGTAGACTGGCTAACAACAGCGTAGCGTACACAGAGAAGCCAGACTTCGAGGCTTTCCTTAATGAGATGCAGACACTATATGAGTCTAAGTCAGGTGAACGTGGTTTGTTTAGTCGTGTAGCAGCACAGAAGATTGCAGCTAGGAATGGTCGTCGTGACCCTAATCAGGACTTCGGTACTAACCCTTGCTCAGAGATTATCCTACGGAGCAATCAGTTCTGCAACTTGTCAGAGATAGTGGTACGAGAGGATGACACGGAAGAGACGTTGAAAGCTAAGGCGGAAGTAGCAGCCATCATTGGCACACTACAGGCTACCTTGACTGACTTCAGATACTTACGTAACATCTGGAAGAAGAACACAGAGGAAGAGGCGTTGCTAGGCGTAAGCATGACAGGTATCATGGACAACAAACTGTTAAGCACACCTAACTCACCGCATTGTGAAGTAGTGTTGGAGGCTGTACGAGATGTCGCTATTGCAACGAATAAGAAGTGGGCAAAGAAGCTTGGTATCAATCAGTCTACTGCCGTTACTGCTGTTAAGCCGAGTGGTACTGTTTCTCAGCTTGTCGATAGTGCTAGTGGCATCCATCCTCGCTTCTCTAAGCATTACATTAGACGTGTACGTTCGGACAAGAAAGACCCCTTAGCAGTCTTTATGAAGACAGCAGGGTTCCCTGTAGAGGACGATGTGATGTCTGAGTCTTCGTCAGTGTTTAGTTTCCCTGTCAAGGCACCGGCGACCAGTGTGACAGTCAGTGACGTAGGTGCAATGCATCAGCTAGAACTTTGGAAGATGTACCAGAATAGTTGGTGTGAGCATAAGCCAAGTATCACAGTATACTACACTGACAGCGAGTTCCTTCAGGTAGCTCAGTGGATATGGGATAACTTTGACTTGTGTAGTGGTATTAGTTTGTTGCCAGTAAGTGAACATACGTATCAACAAGCTCCTTATGAGGACATCAGTGCTGAGGAATATGATAAACTACTAGCATCAATGCCTAAAGATATTAACTGGAATGACCTGCAATACTTTGAGCAGGAAGATAACACCACCGGCTCACAGGAACTAGCGTGTACCGGAGGTGCTTGTGAAATAGTTTAGATAAGTGCCAATATAAGGCGCTAAACTACCTAAACTCAACTAAATGTAAACTTGGGGGTCATTGCGACCCCCTTTTTTACGTCTACTGTTTTAGTCCATAGTGCCTGAAGCCGCTCCTACACCCTGACCTACCTTAATAACACCTAGTAGGTTATTTAGTTCCATAGCATAGCTAGGCGACAGTTTAACACCTCTTCTTTCAGCTTCCGTTGCTGCTTTAATCATGTTAATCAGCTTGTCTACATTCTTTTGCTTAATCGCCCTCTTTGCCATAAACGAAGGAATTAAGTCTCGTAGGCTTGCCAAGATATTAGGATTAGTACCTTTAGCTACACCGTACTCAGCACCCGCCACGGATAACTGCATACCTCCTCCTGCTTTATTGATGTTCTCTAAGATGTCTAAATCTTTAAGCATTCTATCCATGTTCTTAGCGACGGGAGTTCCTTCAAACAAAGCGTCAAACGTAGCTTTAAACTTAGGTTCCTGTAGTTTTTTCTGGAACTTAGCTAGACTGCTTTGTCCTCCTTCCCCTCCTAGTTTAAACATCTGCTCAAGATAGCCTTTCCTTATACCGGACAGAGGGTCATCATCTAAACCTTTTACAGTCGAACCTTTAGGTAATTTAGATTTTAACTCAGCAGCAAGTTTTTTAAGGTTTTTTATCTGACTTACTGGCACTTCTAAACCGTCCTTAGTAAGCATAGCGCCTATCTGTGACGGGTCGAGTACCTTAACAGCCTTATCAAGGAAAGAAGCTGTTACAACATCTCTGGACTTGCTGTAGAAGTTTGTAACCTCTTCGTACTCTTTACGTAATGCAGGACTTAAAGTATCAGACGCTTCTTTCATTACCTTCGCGTACATATCAACTTCAGCACCCAACACCTCTACAAGGTCACTATCCTTAGTAGTAGACTTGTTAGCGTTGTACAGGCGTTTCTTAGCTTCAGACAATCTTTTATGTGCTTCATAGAAGTTTAAGTCAGAAGGTAAGTTACGTAAACGTGCAACTGCTGAAGCCGTAGCTTCTGTAGGGTATGCACTCCTAACAGTAGTTCTTCCAGTCTCAGGGTCGGTAACTGACTTACCTCTGTGCTTTTTCTTGAACTGTTTGGCTAAGTCCATACCCGCCTGTGCAGGGTCAACAATAACACCCTTACCCAGTTTGTCTATATTCTTGTATATAGGGTCAACAATGTCGTCAATAGCCATTTTTGACTGTTGTATAAAAGTCTGTAACGCTTCCCCTTGTTCAAAAGGCGTAGCACCTTTAAACTTAGTTATAACCTCGTTTAACTGCGCGCCCATATACTTGTCGTAACCAGTGAGCAAACGCTCTACAGTCCTTTTAGACAACTGAGAAACACGGGCAATCTGTGTAGCGTAGGTTTTCTTACCTCGACTAGCTGCCGCAGGAGTCAATGTTAAATCAGGGTCATACTCCTTCAATCTGGCCTGAAAATCGACTACTTCCTCAATAGCATCGTCCGTTAAACCTGCCTTACCTGTCAGAAGTTTCTTACCGCCAGTGTATACTGTCTTAGCGCCTGTACCTATAACGGGTAACGCTATCTGAATAATAGCATCGGTTTGTGCTGCATCCATTGCTTCCTGAAAAGCTCTGTCAGGGTTGAACTCACGACCTTCTACTAAGTCCTCAACAGCGTTTCCCGCATACTCGCTACCAAACACTAAAGGCAGTGTAGCCGCCAGACCAAACGCCGTAGCACCTATAGCAGACCCATACGGAGGGATGAAAGGAGCGCCTGCAACTGCACCTGCCCTAGCAGCGGGAATACCTACCGCTAAGGAAGAACTGATGCTCAGAGAAGGCGCTACCCAGTCTGCCCACGAAGGTTTGTCTGATTCTGGCTTATCAACTTTACTTAGTATCTGCTGACGACCGCCTTTAATCTGTGTTGCAAAAGACTTGTTCAACTCAGCTAATAGATTTTCGTCGGTAACTCTTCCGCTTGTTAAACCTACACCTCCTACCTGAGAGTTGGTTGCTTTTTGGTTAGCATCTAGTTGTGGGCGTGGAGGGGTAACGTCAGCAGTGGTAGGCTCCGAATCAAACAAACCACGTACCTGAGTCAACTTATCAGGGTCAACAACCTGTCCGTACTGTGTAGTAGCCACTATAGTTTTCCTCCAACTGTTCCTACATTGTAAATAGTACCGTCAGGAGCTTTAATGAAATACTCACCGTCTACAACACGATAATCACCTTCACCGATAAGTGCTAACTTAAACCTGTCGTAACTTTGTTTGATTAACTTTACTTGGCCGTTAAACGCATCAACACCTAATGCAGGGTCAAGTCCAGAAATAGCACTCTTAAGTAATCTAAGTTCCATCTCAGTTACCTGACCTAATGCTCCACCTGTAGGGGAGTTTTTACGCATTTTCTCCAACTCGTCGAAAGCTAGATTGGCTTGGATAGTGTCAACCTTACTTGCGAGTTCTCTTGCATCAGTCATGGGAAGAGCTTTACCTAAGACGTAACCTACACCCCCTAAAGCAACTTTATTTTCTCTCAGTTCTTTAGCTTCACCAAGGATACCCATGGTAGCATCAAGTTCCTGAATAGCTGAGTAAGTCTTATAAAACTTCTTCTGCTTAATAGCGGCAGAGGCGGCAGTTTCCACAGGGTCGCCTAAAGAACCAGTTAAGCTGTTGAATAGCTGATAAGTACCATCGTCTTCGTTCTTCTGAATACTCAACGTAGGCATTCCAGTAATTCCTAAATTAGCAATTCTGTCGCCTGTTCCGCTGTTGATAAGGTAAGAGGTCTCTACACCTGTGTCTGCGTTAGTTGTTTTAACGACTGTTGTGTCAGCTTTCTTCTGCGCTTCAAACCAGTCATTGTAAGTAGGCATTTCTTTACCAGTTCCTTCAGTAGAACGAACCAAGTCATCATATACTTTACGTTGTGGAGACCTGTTCGAGTAATCTGCTTCCTTTTTACGCCACGTTGAGAAGTCTGGGGTTTCAATGCCCTTAGCGTCATTAGCTGATTTAATGTATTCCCAAGTAACCATTTCCTCAGTCTTTTTACTTTCCTCGGTCGGAGAGTCAGTTATGAAATCACCTGCTGATATGCTATATAGTCTGTCATTGACAGTGAGTATGTCGTCTTTAGGGTTGCCTTTAGCCGCTGGCCCTGCCATGAACTTCTCAGTCACTGTGTCGAAAACACTGCTACCTACTACCTTATACCTGTCGCCTTGTTTAGTCAATGCAGGTAGGAAATCTTTTAGATTCTGAGGAGTAATTGTTCCTGCTTCAGCAAGCGCCCCCAAGTCTAACTCAGGGTAAGTTTTGTCCAAGTAAGCAGCAAACTGTGTACGCTGTGCTGCTGCTTTAGTCTTCGCTTTACCTTCCGTATCACGCTCTTTCTGCTGTATTCCAATCTGAGCCTGAATCTGTGCCGCACGGGCTGGGTCAACACGCTTAACAATCTCCATGATTTTAGGTTGGTGGTCAGGATTGTTAATGTCTAGCTCTGCCAGAGCCGCTTGAGCTTGTTGACCTAGAGTACGCGGGTCTTTGCCTGCTACGCTTAACATCCCGCGTGTCGTTCTATCAGCAAATCCCTGCGCTCTTTGAGCCATACGACCTTCTCTGTTCATACCTGCCATAGGACTAATAGGTGAGCGTCCTACGCCTGTAAGAAGGCCAGTTAAATCTGTTTGTGCCATTATCTTTATCTCCTATTAATTAAATTCCTAACCAGCCGCCAACTTTGCTGCCTATCGAATCGAGAACATCATCAAACATTCCCTCGCTGCGTTCCCCTGTTACAGGGTTGACATAACCAGAAGCTGCGTTAAGGATACCTTGCATCTGAATCTGACGTAGCTCATTAGCTTGTTTCTGTCCTTCCATAAAGCCTTCTAAACCACCTAAACCGGCCTGACCGTACAAAGAACCTTGCTGTCTACGCGCTGCATCAGCAAAAGAAGCAGGAGTAGCTGCCGCACCAAACAAACCAATAGCCTGTTCCTGTGGGTTATAACCTGCTGTCTGTAGTCCTTGAGCAGATTGTAACATATTCTGCTGCTCTGTTCCAAACTGATTACGTGCCGCTATCTGAGCGTTAAGCATAGCTTCCTGACGTGCTTGCTCAGCGCCGAATGTCTCAGCATTACCTCCACCAAACATATTGCTCTGTAACCCGCCACGACCGCCTCGGAACAAACCTTCCTGCATCTGTAGTCTTTGACGTTCTTCTTCAGGGCGCTGTGCGGCTCTCATCTGTTCATAGATAGCCTGTGAACCTCCGGCAACGTCACCACTAAGACCACCAAACATACTTTGTGCTTGACCTAAGTACTGGTTTTGTCGTGCTTGTTCTTCAGCAGACAGTTGTAAGTCTAGTCCACCCTGCGCGTCTGTGTAAGCGTCAGCTAAATTACTTGTAACTGTGTAAGGTTTAAACTCAGCCATACCTGCGGCTGTAGTACCTAGCTCTTGACCAACAGCTAAGCCTGCCGCTCCTGCTGCCTCTGCGTCACTGATGCCTTCTTTACCTGCGTAATAAGCAGCACCGCCTCCTACTAAATCTGAAAGAAACCCCATTAAACTAATCCTCCGATAATAAACGCTAATAATTCAGTGTAACGTACACCGAGTCTTGTTTGTTCTGCACCTGCTTCGTTTGTCCATGTCTCACTAACAAACACGCCGTAGTCTTCCGCGCTGAGTCCTTCGCTTGCAAACGCTGCCTGTACGTCCTGAGCCATAACACCAAAGTGATACCTAGCTCCCTCAATTCCTTTCTTCTCTACCGCTGAGTTCCACTTGAACTTACGTACCAAGCCTTTACAAGTCTGAGCTACACGAATCTCTGCCTCAGTTAGTTCCTCAATGCTCTGCTTTTCAGTAGCGTCAGAGGTGTTGATTGTACCGTTAGTTGCGAAGATGTCGTCAAAACGAGCAGCACTACGACCTAAGTCAATTAAGTCGTCCTGTGCGCTGTTGTCAGCAACACTGGTAGGGGAGATGTTAGCACTGGCTCCTCCGGCTGCTCGTACAAAACGTAAACCTACAACATCATTACCTAAAGTAATGTCAGGGATGCCTCCTGAAACTGTTGTACGTACTCCACCACAAACAGTACCTCCTAGTTTAAACTCTTGCACGACACCGTTAGCACTGTTGTCTACTACTAAAGTTTTTGTGGTACTAGCGCCATCAACAGTAAGTCCGTCCGACACTACTGTTCCGGTAACGTCTATGCCTGTGTTGGTTGTTGCTAGTTTAGAGTTATTGTCAAACATAAGGTAGGCTGTACCTGCGCCAGTGCCTAATGTTGAAAGTAACAGAGCCGTCTTAGTAAAGTCTGCATTCATCAGGCGAATACTATCAGCAGCGCCTATGCGTAACTCGCCTGTGCCTATATCAGATATGTACGAGTGGCTTCCGTCATGCCAGACCTGTAAATCATTACCCGCACCTAAACGTAGTCGGTGGTCGTCGCCGAAGTCGAGATTACCAGTCATTGTTGCGCCAGTCTTGTCAACCTTGGTCGCAACGGCAGTAGCGATAGGCCCGAACTCTCCGTCGAAGTCAACACCTTTTACTTTCTTAGCGGCATCGCCTGAAGGAAGGGAATCCTTAGCTGTAAAGTTTGTACTTTGTGTGTAGTTGGACATTTAAATCATTCTCCCTAATAGAGCGTGTATATCAATTGTTTGTATAGAAAACGGACTACCGTCAATAGTACTCTCAACACCAATACTAGCTGATACTCCTGAGCCGTTGGTATGTACTGAACCTTTGTTTACAAAGACACCCCCTGAGTATTCCGCTGAGGTGTT